TCAGCGCAACTTCACCGCCGTACCCGTCGCAAACACAACAACCATCCCGCCCTTCCCGCCGGGCATACTGATCTCAAAGTCCACCCCGACCACCGCATCCGCCTGCAGAGCGCGCGCACGCTCCCGTATTTCTTCGGTCGCCTGAATACGCGCCTCCTTCAAAGCCCGCTCCAGCGTCTGCGAGCGGCCGCCAAAAAAGTCGCGCATACCAGCGAACATGTCACGGATCACATTGACGCCCTGCACCGATTCGGCACTGACGATATCCAGGTAGGCCGCGATCTGCCGGCCTTCAATGGCGTGAGTGGTGGAAATGATCATGGAATGTCGTCCCTATATGGATGAATAAATCCGCAATTGTAATCGCTCAAGACGAACGTCAAGCCGTAGCCAATAAAATCCAGACGCCAGAAACCACAAAACCCCTGACTTCTTTCGAAATCAGGGGTTTTGTGTTTACTGAATATGGCGGTGAAGGAGAGATTCGAAACTACCCGTTTGCGGTTTTTTGAGCATACCCCCCCGGCTTATAAGGGCTGCAGAGGAGCGAGTTTTTTAATCTCAGTCCCATGTCAGTCCCATGGGTTTTGCGCACCAGGTTGCAGAACACGGACGCGAAGGCCGTTTCGACGTTTCATGTTGACCCATGGGAAAAAGGTAATTTTGGTAATGCGGCATGAGGCAAGCTCTGGAAGCCTTGAAAATCGTGGCGTAGAGAGAAGTACGCAGAGGTAATAATTTGGTAAGTATGAGGTTAGAAAATTACCTTTCCTATGAGTAATCCCTTATAGCCCTCAAACCCAGTAAAACCGGGCATTTCAGAATTTATTACCCTAACTCTTACCTAAAATTACCTCTTGAGGTAATGAGTGAAAGCCAGGCACGACAAGGGCTGTAGCGCGTTTCCACACCTCGCTTACCAAAATTACCTTTTTCCCAGCCCACGTCTGAAAAATGGCCAAGACGACGTCCCTTTTCCGCGTTTTTCACATCATGCAAATTGGCACTGGTCGCAAGTAAATCCTTGGTGACGCTGTGCAATACCAGAGAATGCCGGAGAGCCAAGCAGGCTGGACCTTTCAGCCGTTTTTCAAACGGACTGGGCGGTGTCGGATTTCCTGCTGGGGCGACCAGTTCTGAAAACGAAAACATCCTGTGCAGTAGGTTTTTCAGGTCGTAGCCCCTGCACGCCGGGCGTTTCACTCCCCTGGCCAACTCGTCGACGCGTCGTAACGCAGTGCAACAGCCTTGCTCTTTTTTGCAAAACCTTGCACTGAGTGCAATCGCTTCAACTCCACCACCCCCCCCAGCAGGCTTGGGCAGGGCAGGTGTTTGCACCGCTCTGACCTTTGCACAAAAAAGGGACGCAAAGCCCGTCGGCGGGAGGGGGATAAGTGCTTTTTCAAGTAAAAAACTTTCTCCCTCTCGCCTTTCCTTGGCGATGCCATAATCAAATACGACGAATTTGCGTCTCGCTACCTAGCGAGTGAGAATTGCACGCCTCACATGAGGTTGAATTCCAGGTCAAGGAGGAAATTTTGGGAAGCATTCAATTTTTGCATTGCCACATAGATAACTTGCAACGTTCCATCACCATTAAGCCTCGCGGTCGAAATATCTTAATCGTGGGTCAGAATGGCTCTGGCAAAACGTCTTTTTTGATGAAGATAAGCGAAGGATTGCGCGATTACTTAAACCATGGCCATAAGAACGAAAGAAGCTTAAAATCACAGATAAAAAACAACCTCCAGCATATTAAAGACTATCCAGAGCACGAACAAAGCTATTTATCTCAAATCGAGGACACACGCGACAGGTGGCGAGACCAAAGAAATAAGTATTTATTCAAAATAAGCGACACTGAAAACCTATCAGAGCTTATGAGAAAAAACCTGATAGCATTTAGGTTTTTTCAAGCCCACCGAAAAGCCGAAATAAGAAAAGTAACTTCCGTTAGTGGTTCAGTGACTGAAAATGTTATGAGCCTCGGAAATAGTGCGCTAGCAGCAAACCTAGAGCAACATTTGGTTAACTTGAGAGTTAGATCTGCGCTTGCCTTTTTAAAAGACGGTGAAGAGTCCCGAGCCAACAGCATCGAAAAATGGTTCGATCAATTCGAGAGCGACATTCAGTATCTATTCGAAAATGACAGTGTGCGTTTAAAATTCGATCCTGATCACATGCGATATTACATAACTCAGCAAGGTCGATTGGATTATAGCTTTCAGGAGCTTTCATCGGGATATTCGGCAATTTTTGATATATTTGGCGATTTGGTGGTTCGCGCTGAATACCTCGGAGTGACACCAAAAGAGCTACCCGGAATCGTTATTATTGACGAAATAGACGCCCACCTTCATGTTTCATTACAACGTAAAATTTTACCTTTTTTTATACGATCTTTTCCTAACATTCAATTTATCGTCTCCACTCACTCCCCTTTTGTATTATCGTCGGTTGATGATGTGTTGATCTATGACATTAGTTCGGGACATTCTGCCTTGGATCTATCGATGTACTCTATAGACGCAATCACCGAAGGCCTATTAAGGGTTCCACCGATCTCAAGAAAACTAGAGGAAACTATCAAAAATCTTTGTGAAATTACAACTAGCAACAAATTTGACCTTGTTGCCGCAGCGGAGATAATCGACAGCATAGCGCCTTTTTCAGACTCTTTAGATGACGAATCAAAAATGCATTACGAAATAGCACGCAATAAAGTCTTACGTGAAAAGGCAAGGAGTAGCGATGTTTAATGTCACTCGTAGAGAAACCTCCCCCGAGTCACTCAACGGAAAAAGCTGGCGAGGGAAAGATGTCGCAGAGGCGTTAAGGATCGATTTCTTAGACAAGTGCTATTTGTGCGAAAGCAAAGAAACTTTGAGCTTCAACATTGAACACTTCGACGCTCACAAAGGGGACGAAGACAAAAAATATGAATGGACAAATTTATTTTTTGCATGCGCTAGATGCAACAACTTCAAAGGTACCAGAGCAAACATCCTGGACTGCACCGATCCAGCCATTGACACTCTTAGATTAATAAAGCACACACCACCAACCACCCCGTACTCTCAAACCATCGTTATTGAACCAATGAGCAACCACCCACAAGTCATAGAAACTGCCGATCTAATTAGGGAGATATTTAACCTGGATGACACAGGCAATAGAATGGTGGCAGGCGCCTATTTAAGAAAGAAAGTTTTCAGACGATATTACGAATTACTACGCCACATAAATACATATGAAGACGATTACAGCTTACAGAAAGACAAAGATCAAGCCCTAGACCATATAAAAAATTTAATGTCAAAAAAACATGAATACTCTGCATTCTTACGGTGGGCAGTATTGGATAGCCCTGAACTGGCGCGACTGGTAGTAGATTTTATTGACTAGCTCATCAATGTTATTAATTTCAATTTAGTTGAGAGTTCCAGAGCCTGCACTGCCTTAGCTTTGAATAGTACGGAATCAGAAGGAATGAGAGATCCTCCAGATGTGTGAGTATGGATAGCTAGCTGGGTGTTCATTTGATGAAGTACATCCAGCGTTTCGCATACAACTTGGAACAAGTTGAGGCTTTCGGAGCCAATCCAGTTCTCAGGCGCCTGCATACGCTGACTAACGCCAACCAAGCTCACGCGTAGCCCCTCAATTCGCTCATGCATATTGCCGCCTACTGTACAGCTATGTTTCTGCCCCACTACTAAGTTTAAATCTCGTCCGGTTGCTTGGTGCATATCATCCACGGAAGCTAGACTCGCGGATCCACCCGACATAAGTTTGAGCGCGCCCAGCGCCTCAATCTTTTTCACACCACCCACACTCTCGGTCGAGTGGTCATCGATGCTCTGCGTATGGCTCTGGAACTGCTCGCGGTTGTCCAGGGCTTCGACTTCGCGCTCGATCGCCTGATCACGAATCTTGCCATCGGTCTGGCGTAGCCAGTTGCCGTCAGCATCGACGCGCTGTTGGGCGGCCTCGCTGTGCTGCCACACCTGATCGCCCTTCGGCACCTTGGGCATGCTCAACCCGTGCGGCAAGATCGATTGGATGTAGGGCTTGTTCGGTAGGCCGTAGGCGAAGCACACCACGACCCGCGTGCCCTCCTCCGGAAAGGCATAAATGCCCATTTCCTCGCCACCGGTGGGCAGCGGTAAAGGAACGCCAGTGAGCGGCGGCATGGCCGGATCTGGCTCGTCATCCGGACCGAGTACGACAATGTCGACGGCGTAGCGCGGACGGAAGTCGTCGCAAAGTCCGGCGTCCGCCGGCGCGTCGGCCACGGCGACAACCCGGGCAAATCGCGGCAGGTGATAGCCACCGGTGAGTTCGGGGAATTGGCGCTCTACAGCGCGGCGGATTGCGTCGTCCATCGGATGGCCATCTGGTCGTTGGCGAGTGCTACCGTAGTGATGCGCTCGCCATTGTTGATCGTTGCACCTGGTCGCAACCCCGGAAGGGCCGCGACCATCGCGCTCTGGTTGCCCTGGTAGCCGTCGAACAGCTCCGTGGGAATTTGCAGCGGCGCACGTGCGCCGAAAAAACTGTCGGCCCAACTACCGGCGAACACCTCACCGTTGCCCAGCTGGTGCCAGGTGAAGTCGGGAATGCTGAACACTCGGGCCAAACTGTCCATTGCCTGGTAACCGGCAGCAAGGCTGTAGAAATACGGCGCCTTCACGCTGGCATAAGGCCGATCCGGTATACGGAAGCGCAGCCCGGTCTGTTCGCTGACCTCGGCCAATACGGCGCGCAGATCCACATGACGCAGGTTCAACGGCAGCGGGTTGGCCAGCACAGCGGCCAGCTCACGGCAGAACAACACCTGCTCGACCGCGTTGGCGGCGGTGCAGCGCTCGATGTAACCGATGAAGTGCCGTTGCAGCGTGCCCTCGTTGTAGCCGATATCCAGCGTCACCAGACCTTTCAGCGGCACAGGGGATTGAACTGTGAAGTTCGCCCGGCCGGGGCTGGTAGCGTCCAGTCGGACGTCCTCCTTGATGAGAGCGATCGGGGTGCCGTTGATGGAAAGTATCTTGTGCAGTTTCACGTCTGCTCACTCCCGCCCAGCCACTTATCCACACGTCCCAGCACCTTTTCGAAGCCGCTCAGCGCGGGGTTGTCGCTGGTACCTTCTCCGCTGCCGGCCCCGCCGTCACCGACCGGGCTTCCCGGGGCGCCTTGAGCGTCTACCTTGTTGCCGGCGCGCCGGCCTTCGACTTTCTCCGGGTTCGATTCGCGTTCGCTCAGCGTGAATTGCACCAGCCAGGCTTTGAGGGTGTCCGCTTCCCGCGCACTGACGCCGTCGGAGAACTCCACCTGACGCACGCCGAAGGTTTCGGCCGTGTCGTTCACTATCCGATACAGATGCAACTGACCACCGCCGGCGGTGGCTTCAGCCATGCGTAACAGGTCCGTCAGCTGGGTTTTATCCACAAAGGGAATCATCAGTGAGACGGCCAGCGTCTTAGGCTTGAAGCCTTTGTGAGCCTTGTCGGTGTTGCTGGTCTGGCCGGACATATCGCCGCTTTCGATTCGCAGGTTGGCCGTGACTTTGAGGTTCTTGCCTTGGAGTTTTTGCCCGTCGAGTAGCAGCGTCATAGGCCCACCAGCTCCTGGACGAAACTCAGCCCTTCTTTGCTACCGACCAACAGCAGGCCGGCGCACTGAATCCATTCGTGACCTGGGGCGTCGCCGGCCAACAGTTCGCGGCGTAGTTCGCCGGCAGTGCCCGGGCCGATTAACCGCGCGCGCATGCTGACGTCAGGGTTTCCCCCAGCCAGCAGCTCTTTCAGATCAGCTAATTGCTTATCCCGTCCCTGCTGCTGGGCGCTCTTGCGCGCTGCCAGCGCTGCCAGATCGGCCAACGGCGAGCTGTCGGCGGCGTAGCCTTCCAGCACGGCTATTTGCCCCGCCATGGACTGTTTGGCGGCTTTGACCACGGTGCAACGTTCCAGCGGCAAACCTTGCCAGCGCGGCAACGGTCCGGCGCCGGGGATCTCCCACTTTTCGCTCTCCAGTTTCAGCAGGTGTTGCGCCCGGCGCTCGGTGCGCACCAGGTCAGGGATGGGTAGCAGTGCATTGAATCGCGCCAAGCTGCTGGCCAGCTGTTCCAGACGCGTGCCCAGGAACAGGATCGACAGCGCGTATTGCGGCCCAGTCGGACGCCCGCTGTCGCTGGCGTCTTCCAGTTTCTTGGCGAGATGTTCCAGCGCGTTGGGCGCGGACAAAAAGCGCTGAAAGCCCGCGCCCTGGCCAACGCCGCTTTGAAATGGCGTTACCACCAGGCACGCCGGAACCTGCCCCATCTGCTCGGCCAGCGCTGCGCGTCCGGCCGCGATCGCGCCTTTTGCTGCATCACCGACCGGCCCCGGGTTGGTGTTGGCCAGTCCACTCAGGCCAGCCAGGCGCTGGGCGGTGCTGGCCAGTTCGCCACCGGCCAGATCCTTGGCCGCTGACAGCCCCCCCATCCACTGCGTGGCCTGCTCCGGCCAGCGCATCGTCACCGGTGCCCAGGTCATGCCAGCGGCGTCCAGGCAATGGCTTTCATTGCCTTCAGATTTTTGTCTTTCTGCGCCTTTGCCACAGCCTGGCGCAGTGTTTCCGCGTGTTGCTGCGCCGCTTGCCGGAAACGCACCAGGTCAAGGCTGACCTTCTGCAGTTGGGCGATCGTATGCGCTCGGAAAGCCAGCACCTGTTCGGCGTCATAGCAGGGGTAAACGTCGTCCAGACCCAGCAGCACCTGGCCGTTTAAATTCACCTGGTCATCGATCGCGCTGCTGTAGCGGTATGGCTCACCCAGCGCGCTGGAACTGAAGCCGCCGGCGATGTAAGCCGCGCAGTCAGCAGCGATTGCTTGCAGTTTCTTGTCACGCAGAGCAGCCAGCACGGCGTCTACGTCATCAACCCATTCGCCATTCTTCCAGACCTGATTAGGCCCGGGCTTCTTCATGGTGAAACCCGCCGGCATCACTTCGAAACCTTCCAATGTTCGCGGCTCGCCGGTGTCGGTGCTGTACACCACGACGCCACCGAAGAAGTCCACAAGCTGCCAGGCTTTGCCGTTCCACCACGCGGCTTTGTGTTCCGGAACCGCTGGTGGTGCAGCCTCCACGCAGCCACCGGGGATCAGATACACGCCCTCTTCCAGCGGTGATTCCTCAGCCTTCACGGCACCAATAAAGATGCCGAGATAGTCGGTCTGATAAACGAGTTTGTCAGTCATGCTCGATCTCAATACTTGATGCAGTAATAAAGGGCCATGTTCTTCGGCCGGGTTTCGGTACCGCCATTGGCGGCGACGGTCACGGCGTGGGTGTGGGCACCGCCGCCACTGACACCAACGTTGTGCGCATGCTGGCCAGCGGCACCGATGCCGACGTTGTGTGCGTGGTTGCCCTGGTAGTCGGTTCGCATCGGTCGCCCGTCGGCATTCTTCCCGCCGCCGATCTCAAGCTCCGTCCAGACACTGCCGCCTGCTGGGTAACCAACGTTCACGCCGGCGCCGTTGTCGACAGTTCGGAACCCGTGATCATGGTTACCCTGGGCATCAGTCCAAGCACTGTGGACGTGGTTGCCTTGCGCATCTGTCCAAGCGGTGTGCAAGTGATCACCTACTGCAGCGGCCGAGGCTGTGTGAGCGTGCAAATGCAGAGCCATGTCCTGAAACGATCCGAAAGCCCGGCCGGGATCGACACCGCGACCGTCATCAAACGCACGGGGGAACAGACCGCGCATGTCCGGCACGTTGAACGTGGTTGTTCCGTCGCCTGCCCCGTAGTGCGTGCCGATGCGTGCGAACAGGCCAGCGAATGCATTACGCGAGATAGCGGCGCCGTTGCATGCAAGCCAGCCCGCCGGCGCCGAATACATGCTGAAGCCGGCAACCATGCCGGTCATCGAGTCGCCGACTTGCTTCTGCAGTTTGTTCAGCGCGGCGGTCGTCGCCAGAATCTCGCTACTGTTGGTAGTTGGGTCGTCGCTCTTTGCGTTGGGCAGGTTGCCGAGTCCGACGTCTTCTTTGGTCGTCGCCCGGGCGCGGAGATTCGCGTAATCACCCTCACGCGCCGCGAAGTGTTGAACGAGTGGCCCGGCAATTGGCTCCGGCTGGCGCTCATCCCAGAACGCGGTCGGCGACGTGTAATGGGCGATCGGCACGCAGTAATGGCGCGCGCCGGCGGCGTCGGTGTAGTCAGCCTGTTCGCCATAGACGACTTTCCATGTCGCTACCCGATCGCTTAACTGCCGTTCCAGGCAGACGTCGAGGGTGATTTTCCCAGCTGGAATGACGCCGGTGAACGGCAAAGGCTTCGTCAGCAAAACCCGGATCCCTTCGACGTAGGCAGTACCCGCGCCCAACTGAAACCCCTTTTCGCTCTTGCCGAATGCCAGCGAGTTACCGAAAAAGCAGGCGCGTCCGTACAGCTCGCGATTGCTCAGCCGCTCACGCTCATCGATGCCGGCAAGACGGACCGTAAAGTCATGCTGCCAGGTGCTGGCATCAATCGTGATGCCCGTCAGTTGCATGGCGCCGTCATAGGCCACCAGAAAGTTTCGGGTGACGTTGTTGCCGATCTGCTGCGGCGGGATGTTCTTGCGCTTCTGCTGCAGCGGCACGTAGGAAACCGCGAACAGAAGGCCGTCCGCATCCTCAAGGCCGACCCAGTTAAAATCCCAGTCGCCGATATCCGACCCCAACTGGGCGCTGTACACGACCTGGTTGGGATTCACGAATCCGGCGTTTTCTTTGGGGATGTCGTAGACGTGGACAATCTGCGCCGCCGGCGGTTTGCCGGCAGCGCGGTCGACCGTGGTTTCAGGGTTAAGGTCGGGCACGTTGGCGAAGATAAACCGCGTGATGGTCAGCGGCTTTTGCTGGCTTTGTTTAAGGGCGATTTGGCTTTCGCCGGCCAAGGTAATACTGGCGCTCACGGTGCGCTCCTACAGGCTGGCAACCAGCGTTTGCTGGTCGTCGTTGAAGTCGATCAGGGCAATTTGCAGCCCCACGGGGGTGATGGTTACGAAGTCGTAGCGCCGGCACGTTCGGCCGTATTGCTGGATCAGCACGCGCAGCAGCTCGGGATTGAGCGACAGTTGAGCGTTGCTGAACTTGAGCAGCACCACGTCCCAATCGCGGTCGGGATGGCGCTCCTCGATCTCGACGTAACCCACGCCAAGACGCATGAAAATGCGCTTCAGGCCGGCGGTGCTGCCGGCGTCGACGGAGTTGATAAAGGCGTACTTCACCCGCAGCCGGAACAGGGATTCCGGTTCTCCTTGAAAGCGCGTCACGTCGCGTTGCCAGGCCCACAGTTCAAGAATGCTCATGTGGCAGGTGTCGGGATCGATCTGCGAGTAAGGCCAGCGCAGCCAACCGCTGACGGTTTCCCACCACGCCTGTGCAGCAGCCACCAGCTTCGACAGCTCGGTGCCACCGAGCCAGAACGGCAGTTTGATTTTGATCATTGCAGGTTCACCTTTACCGACGTCAGGCGGGGTATGTTCAGACCACTGACGACGTCGACGCCGGGGGCAAACCGCAGTGAGGCGATATCGGCAAACTGCTGGTGCAGTTCCTCCGCGAGCCGACTGAAGCTGAAGCGCGACTGGGGATAAGTGAGCGTCGGTTGATAGTCGCGGGGCGTGCTTTCCCGGAAGGCTGCCCGGATGAATAGCTCGATCTCACCCTTCAGCGAGTCGATTTGCTCAGCGCTCAAATTCGGTTGCGGCCAGAGGCTCATCGCGACACCCACTGGCACTTCCGGGATGACCATGGCCAGCAGATCATCACCGTGTCCGTGGTTGCCCAAGTCGCGGATGTGCGAATTGATTTGCTCCAGGTAAGTCGCCGCCGGCACACCAGCGTCGAACAGCACGTAAGCATTTGCACTGCCCGGCCCACGGGGTGCGCCGTGTTCGAAGTAGACGCCGTCCGGACGCACGCCGGGGAAAGCGGAGATCATGGCGCGATACACCGCATCGGTGTGCCACTGGTTCACCGCCGAGAACTGGTTGCGCACGCGCAAACGCAGCTGGTCGTTCGGCTCCGGATCAGCACCTGGCGAATCCAGCCAACCGTCCTTGTTCACCACCTGGACAATGCCCGGTACCGGAACTGGCAGGATGGCGTAGTAACCCGGGGCTAGATTGAAGCCGCTACCGGATTCGATCGCCTCCACCGGCACTTCCAGCTGCAGCTGGCCCGCGATGAACGTCGCCGGCGCCGTGGTAATCAATTGGTACACGTTGCCGTTGATGGCGGCGGACTGCACCACTATGCCTTTTTCCAGCTCCAGAACGCCGTCCGGCAACGCCCTGGTAAACAGCAATTTACCGCGGGCCTTGGTTGCGCCCTTACGCTCGACGTTCACCGCCCAAGCGAGCATGTCCAGCCAGGCATCCACCGCGGTTTTCACAAAGAAGTTCGGCAGCACCGTCAGACACAAAAAATCCAACAGCCACAACACCGGTTTGGTCACCAGCGCGGTCATCACCCGCCAGAATGGCGAATAACTGCTGGTGTTAGCTACCTTGGCGCCCTGGGCTTCGACCTCCTTTTCCCACGCTGCCTTCAAGCCGGCCTCCGTGGTCGGAATGCCGGCGTCGGCGATCACCTTTTTAAAATCGACCTGGCTCACAGACTTACCTCAATCGAACCGAATTTCATGGTTTTCGCAGTGACCAGGTACACGCCTGGTTCCTGCTGGGTGATGCGTGCCGTGCCAGGCACCAGGCGCTGATCGTCTTCCACCAACAGTTCCAGCTGCTGGATACAGTCGCGCTGTCGCAACCGATCGCGCTCGGCCACCAACGTCACCAGCAGCCCGCTATCACGGATCATGTGGGCGATGTCCTGGGCGATGCAGGCGCGGTCATCAATGAGCAACGGCTGGTGTGACGGATCCAGTGCCAGGTCGTTGTTCGCGATCAACAGGTCTACGTACTCGCTCATCCGCCGACCGCCATTGCGACCATGTTTTCCACTTCCAGTGGGTTCATCGGTTTGGCGGTGTGAATGTTCACGTTCTCCACATGCGTGCCCTTGTTCTGGCTGCTGTTGTTGTTCTGGATGCTGGTCAGCAAGCCGCCGGGCGGCACCGCCGAAGGGCGCGCCGGCGAAAGGCTGGGGATTGCTGCGTTGATGGTTTGCTGGGCTTTCTGCGCGGCGTTGGCGGTGTCAGCGGCATTGGTCGCGGCATCAACGCCGGGCACTTCAGGCATGCCGCCGAAACGTGCTTCGATGTTCACACCCGGGATGCTGTTCAGCAGCTCGATCACGCCGTTTACGGCCTTGGTGAAAATGCCTACGATGTTGTCCCATGCGGCCTTGGCCATGCCTGACCAACCGCCCATTGAGTTGAACCAGTCGGAAAGCTTCTGCAGCTTGTCAGCGACGAACTGGAACGCGGCCGTATTCATCAGGGCGGACGTCCATTCGTCCCAGTAGTGAACCGCCGCGACAATCACCGCCACCAGCGCAAGAACACCGACCACGATCCACACCATCGGGTTGGCCAACAGTGCAGCGTTGACCAGCCAGATCGCGCCCTGCCAAAGCAGCATGGCGCCTCGCACCAAGGCAAGGCCGGCGCTTAGCGTGTAGATCACAGCCATGTAAGCCAGGATCGCCAGTTTCTGCAGGACGAAGCCGGCAACGGTGCGCAGGTTCAGCAACTGCACGACCTTCCAAACCGATAACAGGCTCAGCCAGGTCATCCGTGCAACGCCGACTACCACGGTCAACAACGACATGGCGCCGACGATCGCCATGATGGCCAGTGCGGTGATGCCGATCACCCGGGTGATGTTGGGAAACAGCTGCGACCAGCGCACCAGGGTTTTGCCGATGTCGACCATCTTGTTCATGAACGGCGTCAGTACCGGTATCAGCACCTGGCCAAACACCACACGCATGACCTCGACCAGGGACGCCCACTGTTGCCACGGATCGACCATGGCCCGGGCCATCTGCTCGGCGTTCTCCAGACCGCGCACCTTGCCCAACTGCTCGATGCCGTTGCGCAATCGATCGGTGTCCTTGGCCAGCGCGCCGATCACCTGGGCACCTTCGCCGCCGAAGGCCTCCATTAACTTCGCCCCGGCTGACGCGCTGGTCAGATCACCGAACTTGCCCTGCAGCTTGTCCAGAATCGCCACCATCGGCAGCACCTTGCCCTGCTGGTCGGTGAACTTCATGCCGAGTTTTTCCGACGCCGCGCCGATGTTCTCGAAGAACGCTTTGTAGCGTCCGCCGGCGTCGCCGCCCTCCATGGTGCTGCTCAGCGTGCCGATCACCGCCATCTGTTCGGCAAGGTCGACGCCGGATGTAGTGGCGATCGCGCCGGCCTCCTTGAAGGCGTCTTTCATCGCGGCGCCGCTGGTGCGGAACAACTGCACGGCCAGCGCGGTTTGCCCGCCGAGTTTTTCCACCCATGCGCCCTTCCCCATCGCATCCGCTTGGGACTTCTGCAGGTTGTAGAGCGTGCCGACGTATTCGCCCATGGTTTCGGCGTCGGACTTGGTGGCCTTCGCCAGCAAGTTGCTGGTGTTGGTGAACGTGGCGAGCTGGTTGCCGGCAAGCCCCTTGATGGCGCCCTCGATCAGGTAAGCCGAGGCCACAAAATCCTTGGCGTTCTCGCCGTAGCTCACCGCAAATTCCAGCGACTTGGCATTGAGCGCAGACAACGCATCCTCGGCCACGCCCAACGATCGGACGTCGCCCAGGGCGCGATTGACCTCCAGCGCCGGTTCCATGGACTCGCGAATCCCGACCACTGCTGCCGTCACGCCGGCCATGCCCAAGCCGATCGTCTTGATGTGCTTTTCGCTCTGATCCGCAAGCTCGGAAAAGCCCATTTTCACCTTGCCCAGGGGCGCGGTGACCTTGTCGGTCAGGCTCAGGATGAAAGCCAGGCTGGCGCTACGGTCTGCCAAAGTCGTTACCCGTTCAGCGCAAGGGCGATGCCGTTAGCCACGGCGAACTCCATGCGTCTCCAGTGTTCGTCCTCCAGCCACTTGGCCGTCCCCATCGCCTCGGGCGTGGGTTCGGCACCAGGTAGCCAGTGGTTCGTCAGGGCCACCAACTGGCCCAAGCCGTTTTCGCTTAAGCGCTCAGCGTGGCCGAGTGCTTTTTTACGAGCACCTCAACCTTCGGGCCGTACTCTTCCAGCAGCGCGCCGGCGAGCTGCATCACCATCACCGGGTTGCCCAGCAGCGGTTTCAGCACAGCTTTTTGTTCCTGCAGTACAGTGGTCATCAACAGGTTGTTGCCTGGGGCGACCTTGTTGGTTTGGGTCAGGGCGTTGAAGTACTTGGTGACGTCGGCCGGGGTCAGGTTGAAGGTGAATTCCTGTTCGCCGACTTCCAGGGTGATTTCGGTGTTGTTCTGTTGGCTCATGGCGTTGTTCTCTTGTTGAGGTTGGGAAAAGTGTTGCCCTGTTGCACCGGTGTTCGCCGGCACACGCCGAGGGCGTATTGCTGCAGTCCGAGGATCATTTGCCGGCTTAGGGCGAGCTGATCGCGGAGGGTGAAATAATCCGGTCGAGCGTCTGCTGCGAGTTCGGCGCGTCCTGCATCAGCCACGCGGGCGGTGCTGGCGGTGGCGGGCACAGATCCGGCGGCGGTACAGGTCGCGCGGACATGCAGCCGGCCAGTGCCATCGCCAACAGCGCGGCGCAGGCGCTTGTTTTCAGTGAGTACATCGGTCAATTCCTTGGTGTTTCGTTGGTCGATCGCATCCCGCTCCGCGAGCATTTCGCCGCTGATGCGTGCCGCTTCCCGCAGGCCGCTGGCCTCCCATTTCGCGCTATCACGCTCGCGCCTGGCTTCGTCGCGCTGGCCTTGGAGCGAGTCAAAACCGATCCAGGCGACCAGGCACAACACGACCAGGAACAAGGCTTGGCGCAGCATCACAAGCCCTCCGCACACAGCCGGGATTCGGCCAGCCGGCGGTTGTGCAGGCCCGGAATAAAGCGCTTCTGGCCCTTGGCGTCAGTCACAAAGGCCCATACCGGCGTCTTGCCGTCCGGCGCCCATGCCAGAGCTTTGCAGCCCTCGGCGATGCGGCCGGCGTTGATAAGCGCGACCGCTCGACTGGCGCAGGTGCTGGTCACGCCGAAGTTGTGGCCATGACTGGTGAGTGCGTCGAACGTGGTCTGTCCCACGTTCGGGTTCGTGATGCACTCGGCCAGCTGCAGCTGCGTTTTGCGGATCACCAACTGCTCCACCTCGGCGCACTTGGCGGGTGACCAGTAGTCGCCGACCACGACCGGGTACGGGCTGGTAAACCGGGTGATGCCCTTGCAAACCGTGGGCAGTCCGCCGGCGAGCTTGTCCGCGTAAACGGTGTTCTGGCCGTTGCCTTCCCAGGTGCCCAGGAAGATCACCAGCGGCGTGCTGGCCAGCGCGATCGCACCGGCCATGATCCTGCCGCGCAGGCTCATGGGAACCACATCCGCAACAGTGCCGGCACCACCATCTGCAGGACGGCGCCAACCAGCGTCAGGATGGTCAGCAAGCGCCCGACCTTCGAGCCGATCACGTTGACCGCCAGGGTCAACGCCTGCTGGCCTTTGTTCAGTTCCTTGAGCTGGCCAGTCATGTTTTCGAATTGCTGCTCAAGCTTCGTCACGCGAGTCGGCACGGTTTCGTGACGACCTTCAAACTCGTTCATGCGGTGCTCGATCACGGCAAGTTGCCGCTCCAGCGTTCCCAGACGCGAAGTATCAGTGGTCATCAGCGTTTACTCTGCTCAAAGCCCGTCTGGCACGGGACGCATCGCGTTTTACCGCCCAGCGCACGGCGTGCCGGCGGGATCTCTTTGTCGCAGTCCTCGCAATGGGTCAGGCTTGGCCCAACCGGCACAGGCGTCAGTAGCTGGGCCTTGATCGCCTGGTCACGTTGGCGTTGCTCCAGCTCCTGGGCACGGTCGAACCAATCCACCATTAGCGGATCCCCTCGATCTCAGTAGCGTCGAGGTACGGAACGCCGTTGATGTGAATGAAGTCCGGACTGGTGACGTCAAACGGCACCTTGTGTTTGGTTTTCTCGCCACCTTTCGGGTCAATCGACAACAGGCTGGAGATCTTCACCTTGCAGCCGAAGGCTTCCACGCGCAGTTCCTCGTCTTCCCCGGCCTTGGCGAAGAACACTGCGTCAAACGGCTTGAGCTTGCGAAAGCTCCCAGCCGATCGCGCCGCGTCGATCAGCAATTGAAAGTTGGAGCTGTCCAGTTCCAGTTCGCCGGCAGCGGCCACGTCCCCCTCCACGTAGCCGTCAGGCACGCCACGGGTTTGGGCCACGGCCGAGTTGTCGGTGATGTCCAAGGTGCAGCTCTCGACGTGCAGCGACAGATCGCCCAGGCTCACGTCGAAGTTCTTGCCGCCAATTTTTGCCATGGGGCGTTACTCCGTTTTGTCGGTGGAAAGATCCAGGGCAATGTTCGCCGTGAGGTCTTTCGGGCAGTTGAGGGGTTTGAGCTTGATGTAGGCCGCGACCTTGGTTTTGCTGAGCCATTCCAGCACCAGGTCGCCGTCTTTCGGTGGCTCGATGTCACCAGGAAACACCTCGCCGGCGAACTTGACGGACTTGGCCATGGCGCGCAGAGGGGCCATCAGTTGGTTAGTGTTGACCGCCATGCTGTTGGGCGTGCTGTTCAAGCGGCGATCGGCGACACGGCGGATCAGCAGCGGGCGAATCAGGCGAGCGGCTTTGTCGGTGATGCGCAGGTACTCCACGACCTGAAAGTCGCTGCCCGGGGTGTCCAGCATGTTGCAGTCGCCCCAGTACACGCCCGGGTAATCCGGATAGATCTGCGACACGGAGAACCGCGCCCGATCCAGTTCACTGCGCACAGCGGACGGCAGCGGTATCAGCTCCATATCGATAGGCACGTCGCCAAGTCCCAACACTGGACCGGTGGCCACGCGCATCGGGCTATCAGCAATGCTCACAGCCGAATTGGCCAAGCGGCCAGCCAGCACGCCGAGGTCATTACCGTGGAGCTGCGGGACAACTGCTACGCGCGGTGCGGCGAGACCTGCGAGCAACGCCTTTTGCTCGGTGAGGTATTGCGCCCAGGACTGGTCGACGGTGACGCCGGTACTGCTGGCCAGGAAAAACACGCGACGGCCGTAGGTGTTGTTTAGAGCGACGGCCGCGTCATGCATGGCCGACACTTCGTCAGCCTTCCCTACCGGCTTGGTGACGATTACCGCCTCTACTGAAACCCCTTGTTGCTGGCTTTTCTCCAGCGCAGTGGCCCAATCGCCCTCGGCGCCGATCGGGGCCGCCATGCAGGCCCAGCGCTGGCCACCGTTCAAACGTGCGGCGGTGATTTGGGTTTTCAGATCGCTGGCTGGGACGCCCAGCGCCGTGTCCAGATCGCTGTCAGTGTTCAGCGGAATGAACTGCCCGACGTTCTTCGCGGCGGGGCCAATGAAAAGAAAGTAACGCTCAACCTCTGTCACGGCACCCTGGCCTAGATTGAGATTGTCGACGGTGACTTGACCGAGTGCCATACAGTGCCTCGTTAGCGGGGTGAAGTTAGGATTTGTTGCAACACCTGGTTAATCAGGAGATTGGTTTCGCGTTCAGTTTCGGCGCCGATGAACTGGCGTTTCGGCAGGGTGATTTCCCAGCTTTGCGCGCTGGTGCTTTCGCTGCGCTGGTCGTCGAGGATCCGGATCAACAGGCCGGCTTTGGCGTAATTCACATGCTCCTGAATCCACGCCACTGACGGCCGGGTCAGCGTCTTTTTTCCGGCTTGGCGCACACGGAAGCCCAACCGCCGTAAGCGTTTGGCTTGCTTGTCGGTTGCTGCCAAACCCGGTGGGGTCTTGTTCCATCGGCGCATCTGCTGGGCGGTGCGGCGCTCACTGACGCCGTTGTGCTGCTGCGCGGCGACCCATCGGGTCAGGGCGTTTTTCCAGCCCAATTCCGCTTCATCAGCGGACACCCGGGTGACCACCATCAACTTGGCTAGGCCGGCTTCCATCTTCTTTTTGCCCTTGCTATCGCCCCTGCGTGGGGCGAAGGGCGTGCCGTCCAGGTTCTTCTGCTCACGCACACGCTTGCGGCTCATCGTCCGCACGCGTTTGGTGACCTGGTTCAGCAAGCGGCGACGCATTTGCGGCGGCAGACTCAGCAATGCCAGCTGTTCGCGCACACCCAAGCGACCGCGAACGTCGAGTTCGAACGTGCTACGGCCCGCCATCGGTGGCCACCTCGCCGCGCTCTGCAATCCAAAGATCAAACGGGACAAAAGCCCACGTCTTGCCGAAGGCGTCGATCTCGCCGGCGGGGTCTTCGGCCAGGTACTGCGGCTCGACAAACTCCAGCGTGATTTCTACGTCGAACAGATCGTTATCCAGAGGCTCCACAAGGAACTCCGGCGCCGGCAGTTCGTGGCGGTCACGGTTGGAGTCGTGTTTTTCCAGCCAACTGCCGACCAACGCCATCATGCGAGCCGGGTTGGCGGCGAAACGCTCCAGGACAATCACGGCGCGATAGTGCATATCGGCGAAGTGCATGCCGTCGACGTCGGGTTTCCAGATCAGCGAAAGCTTTACCTGCTCCGTCCAGCTGTCGAGTTGTTCAGGCTCGACCAGGCGGCGTTCCAACAGATACGAGGTCAGTGTCTGCAGCTTGGTCATACGATCGCCGCCGTGATTCGGCCGCGCCCCTGTAGCGAGCGAACCGCCTGCTGGCTGAACTGCAGAAACGTCTCGCCGCGTTCGGGCATTTCTTTGCCGGTGTTTTCGGCGCTTTCACGGCGGCTCACCGTGGCGAACTGCGTCAGCAAGCTGGACTTGGCGCGGCAATACACGGCGCGCTTGTACGTCGCTACGTGAAATGTGGAGTCAGGCAGCACCTTAGGGTCCCCAGATTCCACGGATGTGATGCCCACGCTCTGCCATTGGCCTTTGCGTTTGGACAAATCGCGATTGATCTCAATCATCGCGGTAGTCAAATCAGTGACCAGCATGTCTACCAGGTACTCCGCCGGCAGGCGGTAGCCCTTCTGAAACTCGGACACGGAGAGGTTCGGCCAGAAGCCGTCGTTCTCAATCGCCTGTTCCACAAAGGTGGTGGGTTTCCCGGAAAAGCTCATGGCTGGCCGCTCGAATAGGGCGGGGAGACTGTTTTTCGTGGGGCTGGCCATGAATGGCAGACACACGTCCACAGTTCCCCGCTGGGGGGGTAGTCGGTTATTGGGCGCCGGTCACGGCGGGGGTTTGTTTGGCGATCGCCTTGCGGCACTTCGCAATGCGCGTCTCATTGCCGGCTTTCGCGTACAGCTCGGTGGAGCGTTCCAGATGCTGGAGCGCGGTTTCCCACTGCTCGGCCTCCATGGCGCGCATGCCGATCAACTTGTGGTACTTGCTCGGGATCTGTTCGGTCAGCTCCCATTCACCGTCGACACGCGGCAGCAGATCGGACAGGTACGGCTCCGGGCTGCGTTGCGCGTTGTATTCGGCGTAAGCCCAATCGATCACTGCGTCCGCAACGAAGGTTTGCACGTCGCGGCGCTTAAACCGCTCGGGCATCTCCTGGCCCTGCCCGATCGCAAAGTCCGCCAGAGCCAGACCGTCTTCGAACTGCTCGGTGTCGAACAGCCAGACCATCACCTGCACCAGAACGCGATTCGGCATCACCAGACCCGAGTCCATGTAGCGCTGAATGAAATCCTGGTACTTGGGCAACAGTTCCTCGCGCTTGAGTGCCTGACGCCCTGCGAGACCCTTGATATCGCTCAGGCGCTGCAGATCCTGGTCCAGAGAGGCTTCCATCAGCAGCAGGTGCTTTTTCGCGTTGGCCGGGCTGCTCAGGGCTTCCGCCGGCGAATACGCCAGCGGTGCGGCGGCTGCAGCGATTACTGCAGCGGTTCCCTGCGCCAAAGTACGGCGCTTGTGGGCAAGGGCCAGGCTCATGCGGCCAACTCAACGTTTTCAGTGAACGCGATCTTTTCCAGCTGCTCGATCACGTAGCCTTCGTTGCGGCTGTTGTAATCCTCGACACGAGAGCGTTTCGGGTTGTCTACGGTTTGCTTGCGCCAGCTGGAGTCCTGGAAGTAAATCGACAGGTTGTCCCAGCTGGTGACCAGCACGCCGTTGACCGGGAAGAACGGCACGCTGAAGCTTGGCAGACCACCATAAGTGGCGATCACCTGGGCGTCCTCGATGCGCTCTTTTTCGGTGGGTGTATCACCCTGCTTGGCGTACAGCTTGGCCTTGTCAGCCGCCAACAGGTCGGTGCCGATAATGGCGATCAGGTCGCCGCCATCGCGCAGACGCTCATCCACCATTTGCTTGGTGTCATGCACCAGAGCGTCCAGGTTGGCGTAATCACCGCCCTGCCCCAGGATTACTTTGCCAGCGGTTTTGCCTTCCTTGAGTACCTGCTGTGGGGCTTGCTCGCGCAGTTGTTGCAGCCAGCCTTTGTTCACGTCCTGCAGCATTGGGTAAGCGGCAATATCGGTCTGCGCAGCGGCTTTCAGGCCGTGGAAACCGACCATGATGCGGTCCAGCGCGATCTGTTTCTGCACAGCAGCCGAGTAACGTTGATGGAAGTCCGGGAATTTCGCCCAGGCGTCGATTTTTGCGTACGGCAGACCCACGTCCGACTCGGTGGACGAGAGTTCGTAGGTGGTGTTGTCCAGCTCGGAGGCGTCTTTCGCCTCGCGATCGGTGGTCTTGGTGTTAGTACGGCCAGTCACCGGGCCGGACACACCGATGAACACCTTCTCGCCCTTGATTTCGCTTACGCCAATGACGTTGATGCGCGAAAGGAAGTCCGACTTGGCGGTGATGGCGTCGTTCAGTTCTTGGGTGATGGACGGCTCAACGCTGAACATCTTGCTGGACAGCTCGACACCATAGGTCTCGGCCATAGCCAGCTGCATTGCCGCATACATTTTCGCGCCGTAAGCGCTCAGGGAACGGGCCATGTCAGAGTACCCGCACTTTGGCTTTGTCGGCTGCGCCGGTGGAACGCGGCAACTGACGGCCGGTGCTGGTGTTCTGCAGCGTGGTGAACTGTTGCTGCAGACTGGTCAGAGCTGCCAACACTGCTTTGTTGGAACTTCCGCCGTTGCGCTTGAATTCGCGTTCTTCTTCGGCGGTGGTGACGATCTCGTCGACTGCCGCGCTGACATCATCGATCGGGGCTTGATCGGGTTCTGGTGCGTCTTCGGCAGCAGGCTCAATCACGGCCTGAATGCCGGCAGCGACGACCAGCAGCTGGGCCAGCAGGGCTTTCAAAGCCGTTGCGGTAGCTTCATCCATTGGGGGTTTGCTCTCGGTTGGGGTTTGCGGAGTGGTTTCGGCGGCGGTGTCGTCAATGCCGAAACGCTTGAACAGGCGGGTGAACATGCCGACAAGGCGACCAATCTCGCCCTGCGCTTCGGTTTCGCGCAGAGGGCCGAGTTCTTGGGAGGCGGCGTAGTACGCATCGCGGCTGGTGCGACTGGAGAAGTAGAGTTCCTGCGTGCCGACGCTGGCAGGTTCGTCGGTGACGGCGATACCGGTCATGTAGGCTTTGCCACGGCCCCGGAAATTCGGCTTGATCTCTATGCTGGTGAACAGCTTTTCGCCGGCGTCATTCAGGCGCAGCAGCTTGTCGTTTGGCTTCAGTTGCGCTTCAAGGGCGACTTGGCCAGGTTCTAAATCGTCACCCTCCTCGACCAGGCGCACAGCGAAAACCGTTCCGTGGGATCCGAACCAACGTTCGTGCTCACACCAGATAACAGCGGTGTACAAAGTCGGCGTGTAGGTCTCGGCGATGTCGCGCAGTTCCTGGGGAAGGATCTCGCGGCCATCGACGGTCGGGCCGCTGGTGGCTACACGTTTCCAGTAGGAGACAAGGGAACGGGGCATGGGTGGTGACTGCGCTCAATCGTTGAATGAGCCGCCACGATAGGGAGCCGTTTACCGCCAAACAAACGGTTGAAAACCACGGTTCTCCTATTTTCGAGAGATAGGCGGATCGCAGCATTTCACCCCGCGTTTCCGGGGTTTTCGCCGCATAGACTGCGGCCCATGAATTACCCGACCGAAGTTAAAGAAGCCGCAAAACGCCTCTACCTGCGCCGCTGTTCAGTGAAGGAAATACAGGCGCATTTGAAGCTGCCCAACATCCGAATCGTCTATTACTGGATCCGCCAAGGCGGCTGGGACGAGATGCTGACGGATGAAGAACCGTTGAGCGCAGTCAACCGGCGCATCACCCTGATCCTGGAAAAGATCGATCCGCTGACGAAAGCCGAACTGGACGAACTGGAGCGGCTGACGAGCCTGCTCGAGCGGCTGAAAAAACTTGCGGCCAAGCCTGCACAGGCAGCGCCGACGAACTCACCGGACGAGCCGCGCGAACGCCAGCCTGGTCAACGTCGTGAACGAGGCGAAGGCGGCAAGAAGCGCGAAAAGAAGGCGAAAAACGACGTCAGTGGCCTGACCGAACTGGACTTCCTCGATAAATTCATTTCGAAGATGTACGGCTACCAGAAAGAGCTGTTCGAGGCGAAACAGAACCCATTGACGCGCCGTGTCCGGAACATTCTCAAAAGCCGGCAGGTGGGCCTAACCTACTACTTCGCCGGCGAAGCGTTCATGGACGCTGTGTTGAGCGGCGACAACCAGGTGTTTCTGTCTGCCAGCCGATCGCAGTCTGAGATCTTCCGCAGCTACATCATCCAGTTCGCCAAGCAATGGTTTGATATCGAGCTGACCGGCAATCCGATCACGCTCAGCAACGGCGCCGAACTGCGCTTTCTGAGCACCAACAGCAGCACCGCCCAGGGCTATCACGGCCACGTCTACGTGGACGAATATTTCTGGATCCGTGACTTCGAAAAACTCAGTACCGTGGCCAGCGCCATGGGCACACACAAGAAGTGGCGCAAAACCTACTTCTCAACGCCCAGCGCCGTGTCGCACCAGGCGTACCCATTCTGGTCGGGTGAGGAATTCCGCCACAGCAAACGCGGCAAGAAGGCCGGCGGTGTGTGGCCGAGCGAAGCGGCTTACACGCAGGGTGCGCTGTGTCCGGACGGCCAATGGCGCAAGACGATCACGCTGGACGACGCAATCGCTGGCGGCTGCGATCTGTTCGACCTCGAGCAGTTGCAGCTGGAGTACGACGAGGACAAATTTCAGCAGTTGTTTTACTGCAAATTCATCGACAGCACCCAAAGCGCATTCAGCCTCAAGGATCTGGAACGGTGCTATTCGGATCTGTCCTTGTGGGAAGACTACACCCCCGACATCGAGAGGCCGTTCGGCAACAGTCCGGTCTGGCTGGGCTACGACCCGAGCCGCACCCGCGACGACGCGACGTGCGTTGTCATCGCGCCGCCGCTCGAGCCAGGCGCGAAATTCCGCATCTTGGAAAAGCACAGCTGGCGTGGCCACTCGTTCACCTACCAGGCCGCTCAGGTCAAGAAGCTGACCGAGCGTTTCAACGTCCAGCACATCGGCATCGATGTCACCGGCGTGGGTTACGGCGTGTTCGACCTGGTGCGCGACTTCTACGCCAAAGCGACGCCAATTCACTACAGCCTGGAGGCGAAAAACGCCCTGGTGCTCAAAGCCCAGGACACGATCCAAGGCAGTCGCATCGAGTGGGACGCCGGCTGGACGGACATCGCCCAGGCATTCCTGACGATCAAGCGCGGCGCCACCAACAGTGGCCAGATTACCTACAGCGCATCACGCACCGACGCCACTGGCCACGCCGACATTGCCTGGGCCGTGATGCACGCGCTGGCAAACGAACCGTTGAACACCAACAAGCGGCGTCGTAGCCGCTACGTCACGAGTAACCAGAGCAGCCATGGCCAACCGCAAGCGCAGAAAGCAACACGTAGCCCAACCAACGCAGCAACCGATGCGCTCGTTTACGTTCGGGGAGCCGGAACAGGTGCTGTCCGGCAACATCGGCGAGTACGTGGGCGTATTCCCCAGCGACGACGGCAAGATCTACAAACCTCCGGTGTCACGGGCCGGTCTGGCCAAGCTGCTGCGCGCCAACGCGCACCACGGCGCCATTCCAAAATTCAAACGCAACCTGCTGTTGCGTGAATTCATCCCCTCGGCCGGCTGCAGCACCGAGACGATGGGGCGCGCCGGGCTGGACTACATGGTGTTTGGCGAATCGTATTTCTACAACGACACCAATGCATTCGGACAGGTACTGGAGCTGCAGCACCTTCCGGCCATCAACATGCGGGTGAAGGTCGACGGCGGTTTCGTAATGCTGCTGCCCGACAACAAGGAAATGGAATTCGAACAGCACGAGATTTCTCACGTCCTGGACTACGACGTGGAACAGAACATCTACGGGATCCCGGACTACTTGGGCGGCCTGCAGGCGCTGCTGCTCAATGAAGCGGCCACCCTCTTCCGCCGTCGGTACTACAGCAACGGCGCGCACGCCGGCTACATCTTCTACACCAACGATCCTGACCTGACCGAAGAGGACGAAGACGAGCTGCGCGCGCAGATCAGTGCCAGCAAGGGCGTGGGCAACTTCCGGTCGATGTTCGTCAACATCCCCAACGGCAAGGAAAACGCGATTCAGATCATCCCCGTGGGTGACTTTCAGGCGAAAGACGAACTGGAGAAGGTGAAGAACATCACCCGAAACGACGTAATCGCCGCTTGGCGTATGAACCCGGCACTGGCCGGCATCATCCCGGAAAACACCGGCGGTTTCGGGGACATCGAAAAGATTGATCGTGTGTACACAAGCAACGAAATCCGACCGATCTGCCAGTTGTTCAACCAGCTTAATGACAAGCTGCGAGAAGACAGGCGCTTTAGCTGGAAAAAACCACCTGAAGCAGTGGATACAACTACATGAAAAGCCAAGCGGAGAGAAAGCCACTACAGATTGTGGCAATATGGTGGCTATCAGCTGCCCCTGGGGAGGGACACAATGAGAGTTGTATGCAATTGCGGACACAAGGGCAGGATTGCCTCGCGGGAAGAGGTAACCAGAGCCTTTGTAAAACTGTACTGCCAGTGCCTCGACGCAAAATGCGGGCACACATGGGTGGCAAATCTGACGTTCTCGCACACGCTCAGCCCGTCATCGCAGACATTCGAGCGGATGTTGATCGATCGTTTGCGGGAAATGCCCAGGGCGAAGCAGCGGGAGCTTTTCGAGCAGTTGGGATCGCAGGCGGTGGCGTAGCTACAAACCGCCAACGCTATAGCGCCGGCGATCGGGATCATTCAAAGAATGACGGTCAGCCCCCTACTTTCTCCTTTGGGTTGATTGCCAGTATCTCGGCCACGCGACGAACCTGTTGCTGTTCAATGCGGCTCAGCCGGCGATACAGATCGATCAGTCGACGCTCAATATCCGTGAGTACGGTAGTTTCCGACCCGGCGTGTTCGAGGTTGATGTGATCGTTCTTCTTGCGATCCAACATGCTAACTACTCCATAAAGTGCATTGCTGAATGGACTTTATGGCGTGTGTGCAACTGCATTGGAATAAGAGATACCCCAATGACTGTGCGGGATTGTTGCGAGTTAAGACCGGTGTCGGGCGACGTCGTCCGCCATCGCTTCGAGGATGCGGCGAATAGCCTTCTGATCGTCTTCCGGAATGCTTCGGAACTGCTTAATCAGACAGTCTTCGGTTTCGTTCAAAGCACTTTCAGCAAGGTTTGTACGAACACCAGTGAGGATGTAAGGAACGTCAAAGCCGAACTGCAGCGCAACCTTGCTCAGATACGGAGCGGGAGCATCACTTGTCCCAGCTTCGTAATTCGCTTGGGTTCGCTTCACAACACCAATTGCTTCGGCAATCTCACCCTGTGTCATGCCGCAGCGCTTCCGCTCTTCCTGCAGGCGAGAACCAATTTCTTCAGAAAGATGCAAAATCATTCATCCCAAATATTTACAAATGCATCAAGATGCATCATTCTGCATTTCACACCACATGAAATTGCATGGATTTGCACTATGCCGAAGATGAGTATCAGCGAGCAAGCCCGCCAGAAAGCGCGGGAAGCTTTAGAAAAGCGCGGGCAATCCGCGAAGGACTTTGCACTTCTACATGAATTGAGTCCCAGCACCGTATACGCGGTGCTGAGTGGCCAAAGCCAGTGTCGCCGTGGGGAGGCACACCGAGCCGCAGTATTACTCGGCATCAAAGACGGTGTGATCGAACAGTAATCGCGGCACTCAACAGGGAAAAGTAGAAGATGAAAAGCCCGATCCTAGACACCCGCAAACAAGTCATGAGCGAGATCATCCGCAGTTACACCGGCGGACGCGAAGCCGCTGCTGCGCGCTTGGGACTTAAGCTCAAAAAGTTCGACAACCATGCCTACGAAAACGCCGGTTGCAGTCCTCTCAGCGACTCACAAGTTTTCATGCTCGAGCAGGACTGTGGAACTCAGCACTTTCCCACTTACGTCGCTTCGATGTATGGGGGACTGTTCGTACCGGTGGCCGATCCTGAAACGCTCGACAACGTCGAACTTTACAAACGTTCCATGCAGGTTTCTGCAAAGCGAGGGTGTGTTGATCAAGCAATTGCCGCCGCTCTCGAAGACGGTTCGATCAGTGATGAAGAAGCCGAATTCATCATGGACGCGCATAACCTCCATGTAGCAGCAAGGCACGCAGAAGTGCTGGCTGCCATCGCTCTCTATCGCGCAGGAAAGGCTCAATGAACAATTTGTCTGCAGTACCGGAATACCAGGATGTCCTGCAGAGCGCCGCGCTGGCGTTTCTTGAGCGTCACCAATGCGAACATCTGAGCGACGATCAGCAACTGTTCAGCCGGGCCGTTCAACACCTGGTTGCAGACTACGACGTGCAAACGCAGGTCGCTGAAAAGATCGTTCACCTGGCAGGCACCACCATGGTGGCCGTTCGCGATCGGCAACGCCTGAACATCCAGAGCAGCACGTCGACGCACACCGTGATCGTTGATCCGGTGACCGGCCGACAATGGGCCGTA